CTGCAAGTCGCCTGATACGTGGTGGAATCACTTAGGACGAAGACCCTAGCAAAAGTCCGCTACAAGCGGCCTTTCGGGACTTCTTTGGATTTTTCTGGACTTTACTGGAACTAAGATTGGCGGGAGGGTGTCTTTCACATTATCGCCGGAAAGCCGCTCCGTTACTCGCTTTATTGCTTCATGAGATTGCCAGTTACCACGTTTCTTACCACGATACGGCGCGCCCTACCCCGGTTCAATTTCGTGGCACCGGTCTAATTCATCGAGGAAATGCAGCGCCAGTCGGTAGATGCCGGGCCGCTTGCTCTCGCGTGGCCCGGCGACATTGAGCACGGCGATGCCTTGTGCGTTGATCCACTCCGCAGCGCGCCGGCCGCCGTCGGCTTGCTGGTCCATCCGCACAACCAAGCACGGTCTAGCCACCGGAGATGATCTTAGTGATACTCGGGACCATACCTGAAAGCGAGCTAGTCACGCTGATAATGTCGATCTCTTGCGCGATGCCTTGGCTACCATTATCGGCTCCGCTGGCTCCGCTGCCGCGAGGCGCTGCGCCATTTCCCGTGCCTCCATTTCGCGCACCTTAGCCAGTTCCCGCGCCGGGCGCTTGCGTGGGGCGTTCCGCAGCTTCGCTGTGGTCGCCGACGAGGCGTGGAGCTTCAGCCCGAGAGCAGTGATGACCTTCATCACCGTGGAAAACTCCGGGTTTCCATCCGCCGATAGCGCCTTGTAGAGGTTCTCCCGGGCCAGACCTGTTGCCTTCGCAATCTGCGTCATACCCTTGGCGCGGGCGATGTCGCCGAGCGCGACGGCAATCATGCGCGGATCGCCATTACTTTCCTCCATGATGGCGTCCAGGTAAAGCGCCATGTCTTCATCGGTCTTCAGATACTCCGCCGCATCGAAAGGGGTGAATGTCTCGCGTCTTCCCATGACTTACTCCTTGTCCAAATCTTCGGCCATCGCCTTCGCTCGCTTGATGTCTCGTCTCTGCGTCGACTTGTCACCGCCCATCAGCAGGAAGATGACGTGCTTCCCTCGTTGAGTGAAATAGAGCCGATAGCCCGGCCCGACATGCACCCGCATTTCATGCACTCCTTCTCCTACAGGCTTACAGTCGCTGAGATTTCCTTTCGTCGCCATGGTGATTCTGGCTGTAATCCGAAACCGTGCTACCGGATCGCGAAGATCATTGAGCCATGCACGAAAAGTCCCGGATTGCTCAATGGAGTACATGGGTGGAGTGTAATTCATAAAATACACTAAAGCAAGGAAGGAAACGCCAATCGAGGACCGGAAGCCGGCCGCGCCCACCGAAGCGGGCGCAGGTGGTGGCGACCGGCTCTTCGGTGATCAGCCTAGGCGCGGCGTAATTGGTCAGCCCATCAATTCCTTCATTGATGTCGAACGCCAGGCAAATAGATAACGTTGCCATCGGCGTGATACGCTGGCCTGGCGGGGCGAACAGCGGTTTCACAATTCGGAGCAACCTCGTCTTGTAATGCTGCATACTGGGCAGCTTGTTCTTGAGATAACGGAATCTGCACGTCGACAGTGCGCCTAACGAATCCCCACGCGCGGACAATAATGCGTGGCGAAGTTGGGCGCTTTCCACGGCGGTTCTTTCCGAAAAGCAGCAGGGCGCCGCTATCGTCGATGTAGACGGCCTGTGCCGTAGCATTGTTGCCTGGAATGCCGGGGAGCCATTCTGGCTCAATGAGCCCGAAGGCAACTATGGCCTCTGGCGTACCTCGGCAGAACAGAGAATTGCCTCGGCCAAATTCGACGTCAATGGGCCCATGTTCGGTAGGGATGCGAAACTCAGGATAGCCACTCCGGGGGTTCTTTGCATGGAGCGGAATTCGTATTGACTGCCCCTTGGTCAAGTGCGCGCTCATGCCGCCCTCCCTTCGGACGCGCGCATAGCCTCCCAGCGGCGTTCTTCCCTCTCGTCCGTGTAGTTGCAGCCAACCTCCTCGGCCTCGCTGTTGATGCAGTTTTCGCCTTCCTGCGCTTTGCCTCGGATAGTTTCCAATGCTTTGGCAATGTCGTTCAGGCGTTGATAGGGCGCTGGGCTCTCGAGACAGACCAACGCGAGCGTAGCGATGGAAGCAATGGCCGAGAAGGCGTCTTGCGACATGCTATCCATGAGGGTCACTGTGCTGCGCAGCTGCTGCAGTTCTTCATCCTGCGCTTTTATCACTCCAGCCTTCTTTGCGCTCATGCTGCACCGCCTTTCGCACGATGAACGTCAAGTGCAGCTTGGCAGACGCTAAGAATCGCATGCAGCCCCGGAGCAATTGGCGAGCCGTCCGCCATGTCGAATGTGGATGCGTCTTGCTCCATTGCTGCTGAGATTGAAGCAGTCAGAAAGCCCAGCACGTTGGAAACTGCCCGGATCGTGTCTTCTGGCGCGCCATCGGCTAGCGGGTTGATCGTACCTGGATCGAGGCCTGCAAGCATTTTAGAGGTGGCCTTCATGCCGGTCCGCGCTATGCGAGTCTTTGTCATATCCGGATCTCCTGAATCTTGTCAGCGAGCATGGTGACAATCACGCCGAAACCGAAAGCTTCTTCGTCGGTAAGATTCGTCTCGCGCGGCTCTTGGCATACCGCTGCAAGAAAGCGGAGCGCGGCTACGGATTCGTCGCGAGCGATGCGGGACGTTCGCCCTGCGTCTTCATCGTTGGCGACGGCAGTTAGGTTGGCTTTTGGCATGGTGCATTCTCCTTCCCATTCGGTTGTTGTGACCACGCCGGTGCACTGGCGTGGGTGGCGGGCCTCAACTCGGCTACAAAGAACCGTGCGCCTATTTCCCTTTCGGGTGTTTTATTCAGCGCTATCGGCCCGCCGCAGAAACAACAACGCCAGCACGATGGCTGGCGGCAGCACCACGTGTCTGACGGGTGTGGTGTCCGCTTTGTATTCAGTGCGGCCAGTGTCGCACTCCTTCCAGGCTGATGTCAAGCGAGTCATGCAGTGGTCTTCGCCGATGAGGTCGCCGCATCGTACCGCCGCCGCCGGCCGGTGTCGTGGCGAGAATGGGGCGGGAATGGGGGAAAGAAAGGGGTGCGTACAATGCCGCAATGATCAAACGAATCATCTCCGGCGGCCAAACCGGCGTCGACCGCGCCGCCTTGGACTGGGCTATCGCCAACGGCATCCAGCACGGCGGATGGTGCCCGGCCGGCCGCGAGGCTGAAGATGGGGCCATACCTGCCAAGTACCAACTGCAGGAGATCGCCGGCGGCTACCAGAAGCGGACCAGGGCCAATGTGAGCGACAGCGATGCGACGCTGATCATCTCTCTTGCCGAGGAACTTACTGGCGGCACGTTCGAAACTCGAAAGTACGCCGTCAACATCGGCAAGCCGTGGCTCCATATGACGGTTGGCGCGCTCAGATCTCCGGATGGCTGCGAAATACACCCATCACTGTCCTCAATGTCGCCGGCCCGCGGGCGTCAAAGGAGCCTGACGTCGGGGCCTTCGTTGTGCAGGTGCTGGATGCGGTCAGGGCCGATACCTCAAGGCCTTGAGCCTATCCATAATCATCTTCACCGTGTCGCGCGACACGCCATCGAATAGGGTTGCTCTTTGCCGGTTGTCCTTCTCAAAGGAGCCAAAATTGCGCAGTAGCTTCTCGATGGCACTGTTCTTGTCCCAGAGCTTCACCTTCGTGGTGTAGCCGATCAGTTTTCGGTTCTTACCCTGGCCTTCGAACAGTTTCTCAGTCTCCACGGATGCAATCGCCGCCCTTACCTCCGGCGCCATTTTCCGGATTGGAAGCAACGTGCCATCCTCAGCGAACAGCCCAACAGGGTCGAGGAGCGCAATCCTGCAAGCCTCACCCAGTACGCGCGCTTCGTCGGCAATCACCTGGTTGGCGGCGGCCGCACGCAATTCCTCAACCCTTGCCCGTACCTTGCCCGTTGCCATGAGCCGGGAGGCCTTCTGCTGGACGGTCTCAGGCTTCATGTTCTTGGCGCTGTACGAGCGCCGATAGGCTTCGCTGGCGTTGCCCGTCTCGATGAAAGCCAGGCAGAAGAGTTCTTGCTTCTGAGTAAGCTTCTCGCGCTCCATCAACCCCTCCGAGCCCTCGCCGCCGACGAATCTGCCGGCTCGATCGCGGCTAGAGCTTGCATGGCCATGGCCAGCTTGTGCAGGCAGTCGATTCGGGAAGGCAGACTGGTGACTTGACGCCACACCTCGTTTATCTGCCCGTCCAATGAGTCGGGCTTGCCGGCCGCGCCTTCCGCCAACACCTGGCCAATTACGGCGAGCGAGTCGCTCTGTCGGCAGACTTCTTCGAACTCCTTGAGCAGTTGGGCAACAAGCGCCTGCGCCTTCGCGTGGTCTGACTCCCTGATCACGGTCTCCCTCCTTGGAGTATCGCCTGCGCGCGCACGGCCTCCGCCTTCTGCGCCGCCTTTGAATCCAATACAGCTCCTTTCAGGAGAGCGTTGCGCTCGATCGTCAAGGCATTAAGCTTGGCCCGCTTCGCTTCCGGCGTCAGCGCAGCATCGCGCCGGACAGCCAGCATCTCGTGGTTGATGCCGGTCAGGTTCTTCGCCGCGCGCTCGAGCGGCTTGGCCTCGCCAGCCATCGGTGACTTTTCCTTCTGGTCTGCGATGTCGGGCCTTCCCATGCGATCCAGATCCTTGAGCGTGCCTTGCAGGCGCTTTGCTTCGCCCAGCATGTCGTAGAACTCTGTCTCGAAGCGGGTATGCTGCGGCGGGTCTTCGGCGAAGAAGCGGCGCACGACCGGCAGTTGATCGGTGCGGCCCTCGGGCAGCTTATCGCCGAAGAAAGCCTTGTCGGCAAGCATCAGGCCGTACATCGCGTAGGTGTTGAAGTAGCCGCGCAGTAGGGCCTCGGCGCGCACCGGGTTGACCTGCAGATTCTCGGGCAGATCGCGGGTCGCCATGCCGGCAGCCTTCATCGTCTCGCTGGTGGTCGGCTTGGCGCGCAGGAAGGGCTGCAGGTTCTCCATGCCGGGCGTCTCGATCGGCGCCTTGGTGAAGCTGCTCTTGTTCATCGCCTGCTCTGCCAGCGGGGCGATGATCTGCGGCATCAGGTTCAGGCTGAACGTCTGGCCGAGGATCCGCGCGAAGTCCTTGCCCAGGCCCATGGGGTCGGCCGCCATCAGCTTCTCGGCGGTGCGTTCGGCAGTCGAAGCGATCGAGCCGATCTCCCATATCTTGGGGTACCGGAAATGCTGGCCGCCGATGAAGAAATGCCAATTCGTGTCGCGGTCCCAATCGGCGAGGTCGGCATAGCGCGGATCGTCGCGGTTCAGCATATACAGCGCCATGCTGGCCAGCGCCACAATGCCGGTCTTGGCCGCGATCGCCATCTTGTTCGGGTCGTGGGCGATGCCGCGGTATAGGCGATCCCAGGAGACCACCGCCGGGCGCATGAACATCACAGTATTGAAGAGAAAGCCCAGGGCCTTGCTATCGCCAGCCATCTGGAAGTCAGTGGACACGTCACGGCCCAAGTAGGCGGCATGCCGGGGATTCTCGCCCTTGTCGATTGCGCGCTTGTACTCGCCTAGCCTGGTGCTCATCTCGAAGGCATCGGCGGCCGTCTCGACGAAGTTCAGCAGCTTTGCCGGGGTATCGAGCACCGTGCGGTAATCGATGCCCTGCCGGCCGTAGAACTTCTCCAGGTGGGTGCGAAGCTTCGCTTCATCCAGGTAGACCGACGACAGCCCGCCACCGTTGGCAATGTAGTCCTTGTAGATCGGATCCTTTGTCAGGCGCAGCCGCATGCCTTTCAGGCTGTCCAGGACCGGGCGGAAACCGGCGCGGCTCATCACGCTGCCCATGATGGTATCGCGTGCTATGTTGGCCAGCATGAAGTCCGGCGTCAGCGTGATCGTCATCTGCCCGACACGCTTGGGCATACCGAGCCAGCGCACCACGGCGCTCTGGATAGGCCGGTCGATAGCAGTGAGCGCACGGTACAAGATCGGGTCGCCTACCTCAAACCATACCGGTTTCCCGTGCTGCATCACCGCCACCACATTCTTGCCCGCCGGCGGCTGACCCTTGATCAGGAACTGGAAGAAAGCCGGCGCATCGCCGCTGATGGCTATGCCGTACTTCTTGAGCATGGCGTCCAGCACCTGGTCACCGCTGACCTTGACGGGCCGCGCCTCGGTATCGATCTTGACCATGAACTTGCCGCCGCCCTCTTGCTGCGACAACCTGGCGATCTTCAAGCGGGCCTCGTTCTTCACCGCCTTGTCGATCAGCATGGCAGCGTTGCCGACCATGTTGCCGAGCACGTCCCTGATGTTGGTGGTGCCGCCGGTGAGCGCCTGAATGCCCGCCCAATCTCCCGGCTTGCCCTTGAGCCCGCCAGGCTGCTCAACCCTATGGAACGGCAAGTATTGCGTGCGCTGCCACAGCCGGCGTGACTCGGGGTTGATGATGCCCTGCCGCTCGGCAAAGTCCAGAATGCCCTTGTTCCACGCCTGGTACTCCTGGAATGCCTTCTCGCGCTCGGGTGTCCGCAGGCGCAGCATCGCGTCTACCTCGCCGCGGGTGAACAAGCGCTCCCTTCCCTGGTCCTGGAGCTCGCGCGCCGACTTGCCGACGAAGTACAGCAGCGCATCGTCCATGTTCTCGGCGACGGGCTTCAAGATTTCCTCGAGGCCCTTGCCAGCGAACTTGAAGGAGCCGTCGGCTTGCTTCAACGGATAGCCAAAGCGCACGGCGCCATCAGCGATGCTGGCCGAGGCCCGGGACAGCCTGGCCGACTCATAGGGGCCGTTGGGCGCGATCTTGCCGCCGGACATGCCCCGCTCCATCCGGTAGACCCCGTGCAGGTCATCCACCGTGGATTGCCTGAACTTGTCCCAGAATTGGTCGAAGTATTCGGCAAGGGGCTTGTCGGTGCCAATCTTGGAGCGGGCGCGGTTCAAAGCATCCTGCCCAAACCATTCGGTCATCTGGCCCTGCGCCTTGCGCAGCGTCGGGCCGTACTTGTGCGTGTTGGCGAAGTCTTCAAGCCAGGCATACACCTTCGGCGCTTTGGCCTGCAACGCCTCGGGCTGGGTCGTCCAGAGCCGCACGCCCTCGGCGAAGCCTTCCTTGACGCTCTTCTGGTCGTACGAAATCGACTTCAATTCCTCCCTGAGTACCTTGTCGCTGCGCCAGGTGTTGGCGATCGCCGGCACGCGCTTATCGATCAGGTGCGCTATTTCATGGGCCGCTACTTCGATGTCGGCAGCGCGCTTGATACGGACCTCATCAATACCGGGCCGGAAGAAGCCCAGGCGTTTCTCGCCCTTGACCCGGCCCTCATAGATCGTGGTGTCGAGCCCCTTGGCCAGATCGCCTATGATCTGCTCGCGGCGAAGCGGCGCCGGCAGGTCGACCACGCTCTTGGCCTTGATCACCGGCGCGCGCGTCTGATCCACCAGCGGGACATAGTTCGCGCCCGGCGCCCAGGAGTTCTGCACGTCTCCCGCCAATGCTTCACTACCTGGAAGCGCCTCGCTCGCGTGTACACGCGCGGAACGTCCAGCGTCGGCCTCGCCCAGTGGCGCAGCGGCATTCTGCAGGTCGGAAACCCTCTGGCTAGCCGCGCGGTCCATCGCCTCCAAAGCGGCGCGCCGTTCTAGCTCGGCAACTGCTCGAGCTCTGCCGGTATCAGACAGGAGCGAAGACCGGCTGAACTTGCCTATTTCTGCGTTCGTGTACTCGGTCGCGAGCTTGCCCATGAACCGGGGAATGCCGAGCGGCTTGGTGACCTTCTCGGCGTCTATCCAGCCCTTGAACTCAGGCAAAGACATCTCGGTGATGGCGCCGGCACCTTTCCAGCCGGGTTCATAGTTCGCCTGATAGACCGCCTTTGCCTCCGCCGCCGAGTCCGCGCCCAGCACCGCCTTGTGCTCATCCAGCTTTCCGGTTCTCGGGTCGATCTGGTCAATCACGAAGACACGCCGCGACTCGGGCTTGGGCCCGATGAACACGTCGACCGGATCACCGTCCTTGCCGCGGGTACGCTTCACGTAACCGTAGTGGTGCTGCATCTCCGTTTGCCAGGGCCTGCCCTCAGGCGAAATACCCGACCGAACCGACCCGGCTGGGTTTTCGATGGCAATATCGAGGCCATGCAGTTGCAGCGCCCCCTTCCTATAGTTCCCGGCCTCGATCTGCGCCGGCGTCGGCAGTGGTCTGGCGTTTAGCGGGCTGGTTGCCGCCTCGTGCGCACCAGCGTCTATTGCTTCGCGGAGCGGGATGAACCCGCGCGGCTCTGCCTGAACAGTCCTGGTGTCAATGCCTGCTCGACCGGCATTCCACGACGGATCCTCTGCCAGAGCGCGCTGAAATGTACCCCTATCCGCTGGGACCATACCTTGAGCGGCAATGTCTCGCCCTTGTAGCTGATCCAGCGGGAGCGGCGCGATATTTTGGCGATCTTGAATTCCGGATTGATTCCGGCCGCCAGTCTCATCAGCAGGGTTTTCCGGTGCAGGCCGACCAAGCGAGCTGCTTCCGCGGCTGTCATCGACTGACCGCTGATACTCACCTTCACGCAGAACGCTCGCCGGCGCAGCTGCTCCGCCACCGTCGTCCAGACGCAATTCCCGGGGTAGTACCCTTGCGTCACTACCAGCCGGCCTAGCCAATGTTTCGGCGTCGGTGCCGGTCCCATATCCTGAAGGAACTGGTTGAAGTTCGCCATCCACTCCGGGCAGACCTTTATCCCCTTGGCTCCGTACCACTTCCATGCTCGGGTATTCGGCTCCGTGCATCGCCGAATCGCCGCCTTCAACGCCGCGCGCTCGCGCTTGAAACTGCCCATCGATGTCCTCCAACGGTATAAAACCGCGCCCGCCGCTCTCAGGATGAGGCGCTGCTGCGATTTCTTGGGCTGGGGTAGGCTCGGGTATTCCTCGGTTCCCTTCAGGCGCTCCACGGCCTCGGATTCGCTTTGCTGCTCGCGCTGCCGGATCAAGGAGCATCGGCGCCAGGTTGATCGCGGTGTCCACCGCGGTTGCGGCTATCGGGCTGCCAGTGGCATCCATGACCTTGCCACCGACGTACTGGCCACCCTCGGCCAGCTTCTGGAAGGGCCAGCTCACCATCTCTGCCGCAGCCTTTCCCAATTCGCCGCGCGGCTGGTATGTCCCGGCCTCGATCCTGTGACTCACCGCTTCAGCGCCGGTCTTGTCCGTCAGGCCGAGCGCGTTGCCAGCTGCGTAGCCAAGACCCTCGATACCAGCGACTGGAAGGACCAGCATCTGGCTTCCCATGTTCATCGCCGCCTCGCCGACGGCCGTCAATGGATTGTTCAGCAATACGTTGCGAAAAACGCTCGGTTGCTCGGCGTCGCCGCCGTCCAGCGGAATGAATCCGCGCCGGCCATCATCGGCTTGCGCTAGGGGTATGAAGCCGCGCGCCGCGGTCGCCGGCGGCTCCTTGCCGAATCTCTGCGCATACTCGCGCTCGAGCGCCGCTCGGTTTTCATCTGGCATGTCCATATCGAACTCGGAAGCCAAGATGCGCTCGGCGTCAGCATCGCGCGCAGCCTGCTCTTCGGCGGATACCCTTGGAAAGTCGGCTGAGGCGTTGAGCGGAATGAAGGGCATCGGTCTTTACTCGTAGTGGCCGACAACCTTGCCGCTCGCGTCAAGGACCTGGCGCAATCCATTCTTCGCGTCGATTCCCCCAAGTCGATTCCCAGCAACCTTCGGGTCTCGGGAGAACCGCGTCTGCAACGGATCAGCTTGGGATGGTTGTGCGCCGGCACTTCGACTGGCACTGAATGCATCATGTGCCGGGTCATCGCCGTACTTTCGGGTATTCGCGATCCGGACGATGGACGCCATTTGCGGATCGTAGTTCGGGTTGGGGCGGCCCGTTGCGGTGGCTGCCTGGGTCACTGCCAGCACGTCGGTCTTGCTCATACCGGCCAGCCGTTGCCGCGCACCGTCGATCGAATCGTTTATCCGCTGTTGCGATGTCGAAAATTCGCCCCGCCCGGCTAGGCGACGATCAAGCATGTCGGACTGCGCCTCAAGCCGAGTGTCCAACCGCTGGTCTCGCCGGTCCTCGCGAGAATTTTGGCCGTCCTGGCGTATCGTTTCGAGCGCGATTTGGCGATCGAGTTGCCCGCTCTCGCGGGCGCGTTGCTCTTCTGACTTTGCCATGAACTCGGCCATTTTCTCGGGGGCTAGAGCCATTCCAGCAGACTTCGCCAAGTTGCTTATCGGCGCGGGGGGTATCGTGTTGACGAGTTGGCCATTCGGCCCGACGACATCCGCTTTGAATTGGCTTCCGTCGCCGACTGGCGTCAATTTGATGGTGTTTCCATCCGGAACCCGCTGGCTGTTATACAGACGCTGGAACGATGTGAGCGCGCCTTGGTAGTCTCCGGCAGTAATGAGCCGGACACCGTGCGACCACTCCTGCGTATAAGCCCTGCCGTCTTCACTATCAAGAAAATCACGGAGATGCTTCGCCTTTTCCGTTTGCCCAGTTCGCAAGTAGGCGTCGATAACTGCCGGTGCCTTGCGGCTGTAATAGGCGTTCGCCGCATCTCGGCCATCCGCCCGACGCACTGCTACATCAGCAGCCGCTAGGTTTCCCGGGTTTGCTGCTGCGACTGGGGGCGACTGTGTTGCGGAGACGCCTGAAGCGTCCTGCTGCGAAGCGCTGGCCTGCGATGGCTGAGCGGGGAATATCCTCGGCAGGCCAGGTGCATCCGGCGTATTCCAAGCCGCACGAAGAGCAGCCTGATCGGCATCTTCTTGTGCGAGTTTCTTACCTTCTGCGCCAAGCATGCGCATTCGCGCGGCTATAGCCGGATCCCGCCGCGCGACGATGTCGGCCGCGGCGGCATTCCGTGCTGCCGCTTGCTCACCCTCCGACAGTGGGGTGTCGTAGGTCTTGCCCAGGAACCTGTACTGCTTCGGAGACACAAGCCGATTGGTGCCAACCAGGGGGGGCTGTGATGGGCCTCCGCCATCGGCAGAGTCGTCAGCTGCCCCGCTCGGCACGTCGATACGGGTCAAACCTACCGATTGAACCGGAGAGGCATTTCCGGCTTCTGCGGAGGCATCTGGTTGCTGCAGGTTACCGTTCGCGGTTGGCCCTCCGATTCTGGCAAGGCCTATCGATGGCGGTCCATTCCCTTCCGTCGCGCTCGGCTGTCGGAAGACCACCTCCTCCACCGGTGCCGCCTCCTGCACCTGGGCGTCAGCAACGTCGGCAAGCCGAGACCCCTCAACCACTTTATCGACAGTATCGTAGGCCTGATTGAACGAATCGAAGAAATTGGCAACCCGATTGCCGCGCCGTCTGAGTGCCATATTCACCCCCTCCGAGTAGCCTTACGCTGGTTGCACCGCTTCGCGCCGCGCGAGTTCCTTCTCAAGCGCGGCAACGGCAAGGTAAAGGTGATCGCGCCGATTCGTCTCTGCTGCCAACTGCTCAAGAATCGGGGTGGTCGGCTCACACAGGATGTTCAACGCCTTGCAAGCCACAACGGCCTCCAGCAGCTCGGTGAGGCCCGCCACCTTCTCTTCTCGATGCGCGAGCATGGAGCGTTGATGGTCTAGAGTCGCTTTAAGACTCGGCCCGTTGACTCGTGCAATCATCTCGAGGATGGCCGCGGCGCGCAGTCGATATACATCGGCTGACAACGTTTCCGGCGAGAAGGTCGATCGGTCGTTGTGCATGCCGTAGCTGAGTTTCCCTTGAGCCATTTTCAACCCACCTCCTGGTCTGGATGATTGTGGAGAGCCTACGCCGCCCTTCGGACATCTGCTTTGCTGATGTCTGTCTTCTGGTGCTCCTTGATTCTGCCCACCCGCCGCTCAAATGCGACAAAGGATATGTCTTCCATGTGGCCGGTGCCGCGGTGCGGGCAATAGGCGAGCAGTTCCTTGTCCAAGTCGTAGTCGGCAATAATGTCGTCGCCGCCAAGCTTGGCAATGTCGATGCAGTGATGCCAGGCTTCGGTTGGCGTCGTGGCAGGATGACGGCCAAGGAATCCCTGCAGCAGGATCGTGAGTTGATCCACCGCACGGGGAGCGGCTGATTTGGGGTTCTTTTGCAGCGCCTGGACCACTACCATTCCCGCGCCCCAGAAAACGTCCTGGCGCTTCGTATCGACAGCCCCACGGGCCGCCAAAGCGCAGAGCAGTACCCAATGTTCGCGCCGGTCTTTCGGGAAGGCCTCGGAGATGTCGCGCAACAGCACCTCGACGGCTGGATCACCTGAGCATAGGTCTTGCAACTCAAGCGTCCGCTCGCCGATGCTGGCCACCTTCTGCGGGTCAAGGCCATCGACGCGCCATGCGATCGCTTTGACGATGTCGTCCGCGCTGACGATCCGGCGGCGCTCAGTGCGTTGTCGCGCCGTCACGCTCTACTTCCTTTGCCACGTAATACACGATGTGTTTCTCGACGGTCTCGACCATGCGTCCTGCCAGGGCCGCCAACTCTACGGCCGCAAGGACGAGCTCGCTGGGGCAGCGATCAAGGAGGGCCGCTTCAACCAGAAGAGCCGCATGCGCCTTGAGCTCGCTATGCAAGGTCACCAGCGATGTGTGGCCGACCTCCGCAGCCGTTTCAGCCTCCTCCCGGGCGAGGCCGTCTCGGTGGGCATCCTCCGGAGTGCAAGCCTTCTCGCTCACCGCCGCGCCTCGCATTTCGAGTGTCCGGCCGTGCTCCCAGGGGCCTCCTCCGCAGACGCATAGAACTTCAGCGCCGCATCAATCTGCTCACGGGTCGGTGGTTTCGTCATTTGCGATTTCCCGTGAGGATGACTTGCCGCGGCGCGTCCACGCCGTTCTCGAGATACTGGAATGATCGAGGGTCAAACCATAATGCAACCTTGCCTTCCCATTCGCCGTTGCGCTGCTTGTCGCAGATCAGCAGCGCATCTGGCTCGCTGCTGCGATCATTCTTCCCATCCTGGATCTCGCGCTCCTTGACCTTGTTGCGCCATACCGTGACAACGTTGTCGACTTGGTCGGTGATCGTGCCGGTGCCCTTCACGTCCATTTTCCCTGGCGCGGCAAACTCATCGCGGGCCTTGCGCGAGTGCGCGACCAGGTGAATGTGAATACCGAAGTCGCGCGCGACGACGGTCAGGCTGTCGACGATGGCCTTTTGCCCGTTGTAATCGTCCTCGCCGATTCCGAGCTTCATCAGGCTGTCGATGACGAAGTGGTCCATCTTGAGCCGGTCAGCACAGTAGCGAATAACGGCGAGAATCTTGGCGGCCTTCACGCTTCCTTGTTGATCGTAAAGGTAAAGCAGGCCATCGGTAGCGCGATGAAACTCGTGGATGAAGCCGATGTCCGGCTGATTCGCACCGAAGGACTGCCGGCAAATCCTGGCCAAGGTCATCGCCGGGCGCATTTCCATGGACGCAATGCAGACTCGGCGCCGCTGAACCGCAAGCGACAAGCCGATCTGGCCAAGCACTAGACTCTTGCCGTGGCCATTCATTCCGCCCCACAAAGTCACCTCACCAGGCCGGAAGCGAATCCGGTCGTAAGTCTTCTGCCACGGCATCCGATCGCCGACAGAACCCGTAGGCGAGTGGTAAAAGGCCACCACGTCATCAGCGAATGCGGATGCCGGACGCACCTTGTGCTGTGCGTCGGTGTCATCGAGGTAAGCCGCGAAATCTATGTTGTCTGGAATCAAGGTGGCCATCAGGCAGCCCTCCTGTCGCCGGACTTGACCAAATGTCGTTCGCCAAATTCGATGCGCCCCACATCCCGAAGCCACCACCAGCCGATGTCGCCCTCGAAGGCCACGATTTGGACAACAATCTCGCGCGCGTACTCCTGCAGGCGTTCGTACAGGTGGCTCACCGGGTCTGACCAAGCTGCGGCGAACAGGATCAGATCCAGATCGATGAGGCAGCGAAGGTCGAGTCGCACAATCGGGTCACCGGGCCGCACCAGCAACTCAGGCATATCGATAGTGTTCGACCAACGCCACCAATCCGGCTCAACAAAGTCCCCGTAATTGACCCAAACCGAACCGGCAGGGCGTTGGCCACGCTTGCGCATGGCGATCAGGGGAGCACCACCGCGCGGAGTCATACCGCACCCACAAAGTTATTTTTGCTCTGGTCGGCAGCCACCTTGCTTGGCGCTGCGGTTGTCGGCAACTCCCAGGACTCACACCAATGCTCGCCGGTGCCGAAAAAGGTTGCCGCCTGCTTTACGTAGGCGGTGCCCTCGTTGCCGGTGCCCCTGACGTACGCAGCGTATCGCTGAACGCCAGCGAGCAAGTCATCAGGAGATACCCCAGCCTTCAATCGAGCACGATAAGCCACCTCCGCATCCTTGCGGCTATTTCCCCCTGATCGCCTTGGGTAGGCATTCCAGCATTCAGTGAATCCTGCTGGCTCGTCTTTGCCGTGCGGTGCAACCGCACAAGATTTCTTCTCTCCTCTTCTCTTCTCTTGCGAGCGCGCGAGGGATAGCACGTCGCTAGCGTCTTGCTTGCCCCCTGTTAGTGCCTTGCTTGCATTGCGCTCCGGTATCAAGAACCCTGCAGCGATGAGGGAATCAAGATCGAGCGGTTCTGTGGTACCGAGCTTCTTGGCGAGGAATCCAGCGTCATGTGGGACCTTGCCGTTGTTCTGGCTACCGAAGATCCAAACCATGATCAGGTGCGCCTTCTGATGGTCGGGTAGCTTCGAGAACGCATAGTCATCGAGCAGCGCGCGATGCAACTTAATCCAAGGGGGGTTCCGGTCCTTGTAGTGTTGAAATTCTGCCCAGTTCTTGATACCAAGCCAAGATAATCCCGCGGCGTTTGGAGTAGTCATCGCACACCTCCCGCGCAGGCCATCTCGCCAGCAGACTGTCGCCGAGAGCTTGCAGCGCGGCGCGCCTCAATGTTGCGAATGACCTTATTCCAGCGCCGGCAACAGAGGCACCCGGAAAGGTTCAGACGGCACATGCAAGCCGCGCCATTCCTGGCAATCGGCCGCTCGCTACCATTGACGTCGGGGCCCCTTGTAGCGGAAAATCCTGCTGCCGATGTATCTGCTTTGCCGCTGAAGGCGCCCTGGCCGGCGCCTTTTGCATTTTGGGGCGGCACGCCAATGCCGGCGGCCTTGCGTTTTCTAGGCCGTCTCATGATCGGCCTCCCTTGCCCCAGTAGCTTGCGCTTGAGCCGCGCGTTCGGCGGCCTTACGGCGCTTTCCTTCGACAGCGAGGCGCGATCTTTCCTTGGCCTTGCGCGAAACTTCTTCAGCGATGGTCGAAGCGTTTAGCGATTGCTGTTCGAGCCAATTGGCTACGACGTCGGAGCGCCACCGGACGGTATTTGCGCCCAGCCGCTCACCAGCAGGGAATCGGCCTGCTGCGATGTCGGCATAGACGGTTGCGACGCTGATGCCACGGTATTCAGCGACCTGGCGGAAGTTTAGATAGCGGAACTTGGGTTCGATCATGTTGCCTCCTGTTTCAGCCGCGTTCCAGCGGCATAGGAGGCAGTTTGGCTAGTAGAATCTTGCAGGACAAATGAAAAAATCGGCGCCACTAAGCGCCGATGGGATGCAACAGAATTCTATTGGTGTATCAGCTGGTTACAGGGCTGCCCATGCTTCAGCTACGCGGGCAATTTCCGCTGCATTGGGCTTGAACTTCTTCGCCGCTCGGCTCAATTGCGGCGCCAGCCTATTTTTGATCTCGGTTTCGATCTGAGACTGCCGCATCTTATTCTTGACGAAGATTTTCGGAGCAAGATTGCGGAGGGCCGCCACATCAGCCAGTCTCTTTCCCTGTCTGCTTGCCCTAATCTGCTCTTCCTTGACTCGGCACACCAGGACAAAAAGCGCTTCATCGTCGTACCTGCGCTTCGTCTCCCCGAAGTTCAGGTGTCGCAGTTTCAGCGGCTGCTTGATCTTGGCGAGACCTCTGGCGATCACACGCGACCTCTTCGACATACCTTGCGTTGGCCTGTGGTTAGTGGACGCACGGTTGTTACGTATAGCACCTTCCAGCCGCTCCAAAGTCCTTCCATGCTCGACGCCATCCCGGAACACGGCTACAAACATGGCATCCAGCTTTTCACGCTGATCCTGCGGAATGCCTTCCATGATCTCGCGCAGGCCTTGGAACGGCGAACCGGACGACATCACGCCACCCTCTTGAACGGCACTATCTTGGCGCCCTTCGTCACAGCTTCGAGGTAGTCTCCCCACCAGTCCATCATCTGCTTGCGCTCGTGCAGATACTCGGCACGGTTGTAGGCGCCGCGGACCTCGTCCTGCTCGCAGTGGGCCAGCTGGCGCTCGACAACATCTGGGCGAAATCCTGACTCGTTGAGGATCGTGCTGGCCACCGCCCGGAAGCCGTGGCCGGTCATCTTGCCCTTGTACCCCAAGCGGTAGAGGGCGAAGAGCATGGTGTTGTTGCTAATGGGCTTGTCGCGGTTGCGCCCTGGGAACACGAACTGGCTGTTACCGGCGATCTCCTTCAATTGCTCGAGCGCGGCGACGGCCTGGCTCGACAGCGGGACAACATGCTCGGTCTTCATCTTCATGCGCCCCGCCGGCACAATCCAGAGTCCCGCATCGAAATCGAATTCCGTCCACTCGGCACCGATGAGTTCGTTGGTCCGGACGAAGGTCAAGGCAAGCAACTGCAGCGCGAGCCGCGTCTGCCGATCGCCGAACTGCTCATAGCCGGAGATCGCCCGCATGAGTTCTGGCAATTCCTCCGGCCTGACGGCCGCCTGGTGCTTCTTGACGTGCGGCGTCAGCGCGCCGCGGAGGTCTGCGGCAATGTCGCGCGTGCACCGGCCAGTAGCAATGCCATACCGAAATACCTGGCCGCAAACCTGCATGACTCTGTGCGCCAGATCGTAGGCGCCCCTGGTCTCTATCCTTCTAACCATCGCCAGCAATTCAGGCGCTTCGACCTGCGCAATGGGGCGCGCACCAATGAACGGAAAGGCATTGCTCTCGAGACGTCGCTTGACGTCATCTGCATGACCATCAACCCAGGTATGGAGTTGCTTGACGTACCACTCTCGAGCTACTGCCTCAAACGAGTTCTCAGCGGCGACCCTTCGCCTCAGCTTTCTTGCCTTGCGCTCCGCAGATGGGTCGAGATCGCCATCCATCAGCTTGCGGTTCTCATCCCGTCGCGCGCGAGCTTCTTTGAGGACCACTTCGGGATACACACCAAGGGACAGAGACTTTTCTACGCCAGCCATCCAGTAGCGAAGGCGCCAGTACTTTCGACCATCGGCGTAGACCCACAGGTACAGGCCGCCGCCATCATGCAGCTTTCGGATTGTTCTGTCTTCGCTCGTAGCGTTGGCACATGCCTTGGCAGTCAAGAGATTCATACTCGCGGCCATCGTGGTAACTCCCGATACACGGTTTTCGATACCACGGTTTTTTACCACGAAATCGTGGTAGATGGCAATCTACTTGACTGGAATCGGATGGAAGGGAAACTAAAGCAAAAAGCCCGCGGTTAGCGGGCTTCCTGGATTCTGCTGGACTTGCTTGGAACTGAAACTGGCGGAGAGGGTGGGATTCGAACCCACGTGCCGGGATTAACCGACCATCCGATTTCGAGTCGGCGCCGTTATGACCGCTTCGGTACCTCTCCGGGTGCGGAATTCTATCATTTGCGCTGATA